ACACAAAAGAGATTATTAGGATAGCTGAAGACCCTAGAACATACAAGCTATGGCAAGACGCATCTGAGCCTTGGGCTTTCCTGGCTTTCTGTTTTGAATATGCAGGATACAAGAAGGAGGGATATGGATTTGTTACTCACCTACCTTGTCGAATGGATGCAAGTTGTAACGGCATTCAAATACTATCGCTGTTGTTAAAGGACGAGAAGATAGGCAAGCTGACTAACTTAGTACCTGACCTACCACCACAGGATGTATATCAACACATCGCAGATCGAGTGAATGAAAGCTTACACAAACAAAAGAGTAAGAACAGCTTGGCAGGTGACTGGTTAAAGTGGGGGATTGATAGAAGGTACACGAAAAGAATAGTAATGACTAAGCCTTTCGGTATGAATGGATACACTAGTACCTTTGAGTTAGAGAGTGTGTTTTTAAAAGAGGTAAAGAATGGTAGGAGTAATCCGTTTGGAAAGAGTGAGTACTTAGAAGCTTTACTTTACCTGTCCACCATTGTTAACAAGCAAACTAATATTGTGTTAGAGAACCACATCAACTTTATGAAGTGGATCAAAGCACAAGTTCTTACTTGCGAGGATACTTTAAAGTGGGAGACACCATTCGGAATAGAGATTCAACAACACATCTACGAGACCGTACAGATTGGATTGTTCTCTGTGCTAGGAATGGAAAAGACCACACTTAATTATCGAAAGAACACAGATAAAGTTGATCCTAAAAGACAAGCTAAAGCAGTGGTTGCCAACTACATACACAGTATCGATGCAAGTGTCGTACATTTTTTAGCTTGCAAATCTGATTACGATGTCACAACTATACATGACTGCTTTGCTACTCAAAGCCCACACGCACCGAAGATGCACACAGATTTAAGAGAGATTTACCACGAGATATTTAATCAAGACCTCACAGGAAAGTTCAAGAGTGAGTTATTGAAACAATCAGGGAACACCGAAGTGACAGACAGCTTTGAACTTGGCACACTAGATGTGTCGGCACTAAACGACTGCACTTATATGTTCTCTTAATAATAAACACATAGAAGGAAGAGATATAATGGCGAATAAAACGAGAGAGAAACAGGAAGCATTCACTACACCGATAGGTACTGCACACTACCCTTGGGTTAACACACCGAGTACAAAGTTTGTACCAGAAGGTGAGTATAGTTGTGGTCTTATATTAACAAAGGAAGAAGGAGATGCAATCATCCTTAAATTAACACCTCTTCTTGAGGAAGCAAACGCTGAGAAAGCAAAGGAGTTAGGTAAGAAGGTAAAGACTTATGAGTTACCTTTGGAGCTGGATGGAGATACTTACAAGTTAAAGAGTAAGTTGAAACCAGTGAACGGTACAAGAAAGGACGGTACTAGTTACACTCGATCACTTGGATTGTTTGATTCAAAAGGAAACCCTTGGGATAAATCAGTTCTTGTAAGAGGTGGTTCAAAGGTACGCTTGAACTTGCGTCCGAAGGTTTGGTTTGCACCGTTACTTGGAGTGGGTATCACATTGGAGATCATGGCTTTACAAGTTATCGAGTTAGCTGAAGGTGGAGTATCTGAACAAGCTGCTGAAAGCTTTGGTTTTACTGAAGTTGAAGGGGGTTATGTTAACGGAGGGGAAACACTTGACCAAGCACTCGATGCCGAAGACGAAGAAGAAATCAAAGCAGACTTTTAGGTCTGGATTTGAAGAGAGAATAGCATCACAGCTCAGACGGAACGGTATAAAGTATTCTTACGAATCACTAGTTATTGAGTATAAGAAACTAAGTACCTACACTCCTGACTTCATCCTCCCCAACGGAATCATTATTGAAACCAAGGGGAGGTGGGTCACGGAGGACAGGACAAAACATCTGTTAGTCAAGCAACAACATCCTGACTTAGATATTAGGTTGTTATTTCAAAATGCTTACAACAAGATTCGTAAGGGTAGTAAGACTACCTATGCAATGTGGTGTGAAAAGAAAGGAATATTATATGCACATAAACAAATACCAAAATCATGGCTTTCACTAGTACGCATCAGCAGTGTTCAAAGTGTGGATCGAGTGACGCTCTTGGAGTCAACACAGACGGAAGCACAAAATGTTTCAGCTGTGATACATACAGTCGAGGCAGACAACAAACTATGACACAACCAACAACCAATAACGACACCTCCTTTCTCACAGGTAAAGCACAAGAGATTGCTAGGAGGAACTTAACCAAGGAGACCTGTCAGAAGTGGGGCTATCAAATAGGTACGCACAACGGAGAACCTGTACACATTGCTAACTACAAGAGTAGGAACGGAGCACTTGTCGCACAGAAACTACGATTCGCTAACAAAACTTTCTCAATCAAAGGAGAGCTGTATGGCTTATATGGACAGCACCTTTGGAGTAGTGGTGGAAGAAGAGTGGTTGTGTGTGAAGGAGAGATCGATGCACTATCTGTTAGTCAAGCTTTCGGAAACAAATGGGCTGTAGTATCTGTACCTAACGGAGCAGGTGGAGCAAAGAAGTATGTGTCACAAGCTATCGATTGGTTAGAGTCCTTTGAAAAGGTAATCTTCTGCTTTGATAACGATGACCCAGGAAGAGATGGAGCAGCAAAATGTGCTGCACTACTGACTCCTGGTAAAGCGTACATTGCAGAACTACCTTTGAAGGATGCTAATGATATGTTAGTGGCAAAGCGTAGCGAGGAGATGGTGAATTGTCTGTGGCAAGCAAGAGAGTACAGACCTGATGGGATAGTAAGTGGTGAGGATATATGGCAAGCTGTTATAAAGGAGGACACTTCTGAATGCCAGCCTTATCCGTATGCTTCACTTAATAACATGACACACGGACTGAGGAGAGGGGAGTTGGTGACACTTTGTGCTGGATCAGGGATAGGTAAGTCCTTGTTCTGTCGTGAAGTTTGTCACCATCTCCTTGGACTTGGCGAGACGGTAGGATACATAGCACTGGAAGAATCGGTAAGGAGAACTGCACTTGGTATCATGGGTATTCATCTGAATAAACCGTTACACCTAGAGAATGATTTGAAGGAGGAGGAGTTACGCAAAGCATTCGATGAGACGATGGGTAAAAAGAACTTCTATACCTATGACCACTTCGGAAGTACGGAGAGTGATAACCTGTTAAGTAAGATCAAGTACCTGTGCAAAGGATTAGGATGTAAGTGGATATTCCTTGACCATCTATCTATTGTGGTTAGTGGTATCCAAGGAGATGATGAACGCAGGTTAATTGATAACACGATGACACAACTGAGGAGCTTAGTGGAAGAGACAGGATGTGGAATGGTGTTAGTGTCTCACCTTAGAAGACCACCGAATGGTGGAGGACATGAAGAGGGTGGAGTCACTAGGTTATCAGACCTGAGAGGTAGTCATTCGATACCACAACTCAGTGATATGGTAATAGGATTGGAGAGAAACCAACAAAAAGAAGACAATAACGAAACAAAAGTAAGGGTCTTAAAGAATAGATTCTCAGGTGAAACTGGACTAGCTACTACTTTGAACTACGATCAAGACAGTGGCAGGTACATGGAAGATGAGAATGTATTCAAAGATAAAACAACAACAACCAACGGTAACGATCCGTTTTAATAATATGAAAACAACATCAATATCAATTGAAAGAAATAAAGAAACAAATAAATGGGAACTACTTTCGTCAGGTACAACAATACCATTAGGAGAGGAATTAGGTGCGTTTGCTTTGAATAAATTAGTTATAATGATGGCAACTGCAAAGGCTGATTTTTATGCAGATGCTGAAATGATGGGATTTATTGAAAAGCAAATTGAATTTCTTCAGTCATTTAAATTACAAAACAAGAAAGTAAAATCAGCATAATGAAAATACTATTCTTTGATATAGAAACAAATGGGATTGAGGACTTCACTAATCTAAGTGACCTCAAGGTCTGTCATTGCTTATCCATCTACGATCCAATAGCAGGTAAGATGATTACCTTTAGTGGAGATGGGATAAAGGAAGGAACAAGGATGTTAGCAAAAGCTGACAAGATCATAGGACATAACATCGTAGGTTTTGATCTACCTGTGTTAGCTAAGTTGTATGACTTCTACCCTCCGTTAGTTCAAGTACAAGATACATTGATTATGTCTCGTGTTATATACCCTGACCTTAGAGAGGATGACTTCAAGCGAAAGGACTTTGATCCTAAGATGATTGGTAGTCATAGCTTGAAAGCTTGGGGACACAGGATGGGTAATATGTTAAAGCTTACTTACGGAGAGAACGAGGATGCTTGGGATAGCTACAACGAAGAGATGAAGAAGTATTGTGAACGAGATGTCCTTGTCACTAAGACCTTGTACGAACACTTCCTAAGTAAAGAACCTAGTAAGAAGATGATAGACATAGAACATTGGTTCGCTTACATCATCAGGTTACAAGAACAAGCAGGGTTTGGATTTGATATACCAGCAGCAGAAGTGTTAGAACAAAAGCTAGTCCTGTTAAGAGCGAAGCTACAAGATAAACTACAAGCTATGTTTGAACCTACCATCAGGAAGATGAAGACTCCGAAGGGATACTCATTGACTGTTGAACACATGGATGGAGTAGAAGTAATTAACGCACCTACTAAAGTAAAGTTAAAAGCTATCCTTAAACAAAGAGGTATGGTACAGAACTTAGTTAACAAAGCAGAACCACTCGATGTAAAGGAGGAAGTCATACCTTTCAACCCTG